CAGAAACATTAAGTTGTTGAGTTGTTAAGTTTGTTGCTGTTGTAACACCTAAGGTACTAATACCAGAAACATTAAGTTGTTGAGTTGTTAAGTTTGTTGTTGAAGTAACACCTAAAGTACTGACCCCAGTAATTCTAACATCACCAGCAACATGAAGTTTTGAAGTTGGATTTGTGGTTCCAATACCAAGGTTTCCATTAACCGTTGCAATCTCAGAAGTAACCTTTAAAATATTATTATAGATACCTAAACTATTTTTAGTAATGAGTTCAATAGATCCATTATTGGTTGTATTGTAAATTCCAAATTTACCATCAGTTCCACCATTTGCAAAGATGTCTCCACTAACACCATCAGTTCTAGTAATATATAACTCACCATTACTTACTGTAAAATCTCCTTTGACTTTTGTATTACCAATTACATCTAATTTTACACTTGGATTTGTGGTTCCTATACCAACACCAGTTTGATTAATTCTTACTTGTTCGTTTGCTGCTAATAATCCACCAGCAAAGAATGAAAGATACTTTGCTGTATTATTAGTAGCAATACCAATCGACAAACTACCATCAGAAGTATATAAGTATCCGTCTAGTGCTCCATTAACCGTCCAAGAACCAGAAGAAAAAGCACTATTATTAATACCCAAGTCAATATAATTAGTTGTATCAGACCCAGCATCTGCCGTAGCAATCAAATCAGCAGAAGCACTTGCACCAGCAAGAGAGTTTCTTATGTTAAGTTGTGTATAACCATCTACACTACCAGTAAAATCAGCAATCGCATGGGTTAATCCTAAAGTTGGAATAGCATTATTAGTAATTGTAAGTTTATATGCTGGAATTGTAGTTCCTATACCAATAGAACCATCAGAACTTACAATAAAAGCAGTTCCATCTGGGTTTGCTTCATCTTCAACTATCAGAGCATTCCCAGAACCAGTTTGAGTAATTCTTACTGCATTTGTTGATGTATTACTAGAAACAACTAATTGATGAAGGGTTCCAACAGTCGTAAGACCAGCAGCAGTAGTAACACTATTTGCAAGTGTAGTAGAACTTAAAACCGCATTATCATTAATTTGATAAACTTTTCCTAAAGCAACATTTAAGTTTTCACTTGATTGTAATGACTCCGAACCATAGTTCCACAGAAAAGTTTTTTGAATTGATGTTGAACCAATTGTAATTCCAGCATCATTAAGAACAATATTATTTGTTTCTGAAATTGCAATTCCAATTTTGTCAGCACTTGTCTGTATAGTTGCTTGTGCGGTTGTAACTGTTGTTCCATCGACTATAAGATTTCCAAGAATTCTTACAATTCCTGTGGATACACCAATTTGATGAGGATTAATAAAAATAGTATTTGGTCCACTAATAATACCTGTGGTAAATCCTATATTTTCTGTTGAAATACCAGTTGAAAATGTATTGGCAGTAATAATACCAGTAGTATTTACACTCGCAGTTGTAGTTAATCCAGTAGCAGTTGTAGCAGTTCCAGAGAAAGTAGTAGCAGTAATAATCCCTGCTCTAAAGTTTCCACTTGCGTCACGAGCAACAATTGTGCTTGCCGTATTGAGATGTGTTGCGTTTGATGTTACTGTAAATGTAACTGCAGTTCCTGTTGCCTCGTTTGCAGTAAATGTTGCAATACCCGTTAATCCCGTTCCTGATGTCTTGAGGTCTAATGTTCCATTACCAACTGTAATTCCACTAGTCGTTACACCAGTAATAATCCCCTTATCATTAACTGAAATTGATGGAATTGAAGTGCTTGAACCATAAGTTGCAGAAGTAACACCAGAAAGTGCTAATGTTACTGCCAATCCAACATTTTGAGTTCCATTAAATGAAACTGATGACCCAGTAGAAACATCACCACTTATACTAAAAAATCTTGAGGTTTGTAATTGTGTAGCAGTAGATGCTATACCAGCAAGACTTCCTACAAAACCTCCAGTAGCAGTTATAATACCAGTAGTGTTTACACTGGCAGTTGTAGTTAATCCAGTAGCAGTTCCAGTAAGACTTCCTACAAAACCTCCAGTAGCAGTTATAATACCAGTAGTGTTTACACTAGCAGTTTCAGTTAAACCAGAAGCAGTGGTTACTACACCAGCAATACTTCCAGTAACACTAATATTATAAGTCCCAGATAATCTTGCGGTACTAACAATACCAGTAGTTATATTAGCAGCATCAGCAAGATTTGTAGCAGTAGTAGCAGTGCCTTGAAAAGTTGGAGCAGTAACAGAACCAGCAAATCTTCCAGTACCATTTACATCCAATCCTGCTACTGGTGTATCTGTTCCAATTCCTAGATATTTTGCAGAAGGATTGAAAATAATATAATTATATGATGGAGATATAGATGAAATAGTCCCAGAAGTTTGAGGTGTAACTAAAAGATAATGATATACTTCAGTGTTAATACCAGATGATTGATTTGTTAGTAATCCAGTTAAACTAACACCAGAACCAACAAAACTAGTAGCACTTACAACACCTGAAATATTTGCATTTCCACTTATATTTAATTTTTCAGTTAGAATATTAGTTCCAATACCAACTGAATACGAATTTGATACAATTATATTTGATACAACTGACCCACCGATGGAAACATCTGTGCTGATAGCAACAGTATCTGCGTTAAGATTTAAACTTCCCGCATAAGTAATGGTAGAAGATGCTATAGAAATTGTTGGCGTACCAGGGTCACTAATAAAGTTTATCCCCTTTACCCCAAAGTTTTTATCTGCCATCGGTCTTTTTAGTTATTTATGGATTGGGAACTAATCATACCGAAGAACATAATATTAATTCAGTATTAAAGTAAAGTATTTCTCGCAAATCTATAAGTAGTCAAACCACTAACACCAGTTTGTGGAGTTGCTTGAAGAATACAATTTCCTCCAGTAATTGTTGCTCCAATAGAAACAAGTAATGAATTATCACACATCACTCCATATTCTTGTGAATATGCAGTAGTTTGATTTTGCGTTATAAGAACCTTTTGTGCTTGAATATAAGAACCAACACCAATGTGAACTGTATATTCGGCAATCTTAAAATCAGTAGAAGAAACAGAGAAACTATCTATTGTTGTAGAAACACCAACAGATGCAGTAAATGTCCCAACACCAGTTTTTACTCCGTAAGTTTCAACTTGAAGTGGTGTTATTGGATTTGTGGTTCCAATACCCAAGTTTCCACTTGATGGGATGTAAGTCAATGTACTACTTACAAAATTAGATGATATAGTTCCACTGGTCGTAGTAAAGAAACCAATATATTGTGGAACAGTTGTAGAAGAAGTTGATACTGTATTGGATAATAAATCAGTTAGATTGGAACCAGAACCAGAAAATGAAGTAGCAGTAACTATACCAACAAAGTTACCACCACCTATAACGTGAAGTTTTGTTGTTGGAGTTGTGGTTCCAATACCAACAGAACCATTAAAATATCCACCACTTTCTACTTGAAGTGCTTGTGTTGCAGTTCCTGTTGTTGTTTCTCTTCCTACTAATATTGGTCCATTGGTGAATGTAGAAATCCCAGCAACAGATATGGTATTGAATGATTGCCCTGTTGTCGAAATATTACCTACTAAATTTCCATAAAATGTAGTAGCAGTTACAATACCACTAGTGTTTATATTAATAGTAGAACTTACGTTATTAGCAGTGGTTGCTGTTCCAGTAAGATTTCCAGTAAAACCTCCAGTAGCAGTTATAATACCAGTAGTATTGATGCTAGCAGTTGTAGAGAGACCAAGAGCAGTGGTTGCTGTTGATGCTGTACCAGTAAGACCTCCTACAAAACCTCCAGTAGAAGTTATAATACCAGAAGTGTTTATACTAGCAGTTGTAGAGAGACCAAGAGCAGTTGTAGCAGTAGATGCTGTACCAGTAAGACCTCCTACAAAACTAGAAGCAGTTATAATACCAGAAGTGTTTATATTAGCAGTTGTAGAGAACCCAAGAGCAGTTGTTGCTGTTGTAGCAGTTCCAGTAATTGTTCCTGACACTTTCAAACTACCAACAACTTCAAGAGTTGTTGTTGGTAGTGTAGTTCCTATTCCAATACTTCCACTTGAATATACAAAATCAGTTGCTCCTGCTAAAAGTCCGCTACTTGCTTTAAATGGTATTGAATTTACATTTCCTGGTCCAGTCAAATCTGTTACAGTAATTCTAACTGTTGCGACACCAGTTTGTTCTGTTGCTGCTGCACCAACAAAATCTACTGTTACACCAGTGCCAACAAAATTAAACTTATTAAAACTATTTGCAGCACCGACTTGAATATTATTATTGAATACAGTAAAAGAACCAGGAATTAATCCAGATCCTGTTATTTGAGATGCGGCAATCCAATATCTTTTTCCAGTATTTCCACTAGCAGCAATTAAAACATATTGATTTCCAGAAATTGGAGCAGGATTTGCACCAATAGAAGAAAGACCAACTAATGGATCTCCCAAATCTGGTTCTGCTTGGTCTAATCCCAAAAATTCATAACGGTCTGTCGTAAGACCAGTTTGAGATTTCCTTTTAACTCTTTTGCTGAGAAATCCTGGAGTTGCCATTTATCTATTATTGATTTGAGGTTTCAAGAACACTTGTAATAAACTTAAGTTTTGCTGGAGTTGTACTTGCACTTCCACTGATTGTAATAAAATCACCAGTTTCCAATACCAATTTACCAGGCAATAGATTTGCTGTGTCGTTTGCTGGGATTGAAAAATCTTTTATAATTTCTGTGGTTACAGTTGAACCAGAACTTACACGATTATGATACCAACTAATCGATTGAGTACTAGTACTAATATTAGCACACTGAGCTAATAGAAATACTCCAACATATCCTGCGGGTGCTGTGTAAACAAGATCAGTCGTCAACCCAACAACTTTGGTATATGTTTTAAAATTATTTACTGCTGCTGCCGCAATTGCCATTTCTAATAATCCTCCTTAATCTGATAGTGCAAGAATAAATGGTGTCATAGTAGTGAATAGTGCTTTTGTAAAATCTCTACCTGATATTTGACCTGTTGATTGGTTAATCACAACACCATCACCAATATTAAAATTACCTGATTGGTCTGTACTTGTATAAGTTACAGTTCCACCGTCAATTTGAATTACTTTGTTTTCAGGAATTACAACACCACCAAGAGCAGGTTTTGCTGTAAAGATGTTTGTACCAGCACCAACGTATTCGAATGAAATTGTAGATGCGAGTTGTAAACTTCCCCTTGCAAAATAAACAGTTGTTCCAGCACTAACTGTATTATTTAGTGTCTGTAAAAATGTGACCGTAGAAATACCAGAAGAAGGTAAAGTTGCAGAAGAAACCTTATAATAAATTGGTTGATAATTAGAAATAGATGCTGTTGCTGTTGTTCCTGCTCCTGCTGGACCTGCGATTGTAACTGTTGCCCCAGCATTCAAATATTGAGAACCAGCAGTCAAAACGTTAATTGCAGTGACTGAACCATTTACAACTGTTGCTGATGCTTGTGCTGTAACTCCATTTGGACCAGTTGGGGCACTAATTGTAACAGTTGGTTGACCCGTATATCCAGAACCACCACCATCTACTTGAATGGTATTAACGTTATAATATAAAGTTCCAAAATAACAAGATTGACCGTCATATGGACGATTGGTTCCAACACCAGAAATTGTAATTACATTTGTTCTTTCTGTTGCTTCTGTTGTTGCAGTTCCAGTATAACGATAAATGGATTTTGTTGTATTGTCACCAACACCAACAGAATATAATCCATAGTTACCAAAGGATGAGTTGGAGTTTGTAATATCGCACTGTCCCCCTCCTGAAGTATAAATTGCAATATCATCACAAATTGTAAAGATAGAAACTAACTGTGCGTATCCACCATTTGTAATTGAAACTCCAATACCACCTTGATTATATTGTGTATAACTATCAACACTCATCGAACCAGTTACACCAATATCAGTTTGGTCTCCTGGTTCTGCATCAAATCCATTGACTTTGAGACCAATACTATTTGCAATGAAGTTAGTGCAGTTGCGAATATAAGGTCCCTTATCAATATTTCCAACACCTGGAGAGAACGATGGGTCATTTTCAACTGATGTACCAAGACCGGAATTTCCAGGATATGTAGTATTGATTCCCACACCAAGAACACTCAATCCTTGGTTTATGATTGTCGTAACAACACCAACACAAGAATAAATTGCTGATACTACATTCGCACAACCACTTATACTTTGATTGCCATATGCACCATCGGGTTGCATACTCAAATCTTTTACTTGAGTATAATACGTTTGATAATTTCCACCACTTGTTTTTGCAAAAGAAACATTATTAATGCAAGACCTTGCAATTCCAGCAGCATAATTTAGTGCATCAATTGTCTCTGTCTTAAATCCAACAATGTTTTGAAGTACTCCCCCTGTAGTGTAATATGATTTTCCCGCACCAACACACTTGGAATTTCCACCTCTTGTGATGTCGTAAGACACTGCTTTCAATGCAGACTTGACACCTTGTTTAATTGTACTTATTCCAGTATTAAATACTGGATTTTTATAATCTGTGCTTGTTAAATATCCAACAGTTTCATCTGTAATGAAATCAAGATTCAGTCTAATCAATCTTGCCGCATCAAAAAATCTATCACTCGCAACACCAACCAATGGAACAAATGATACAACTGCTGCATTATTAGTTGCGGGAGCACCATTAAAGCTTAGGTTAGTCATATGACAACCGTTATTTACATAAAATAAGTCTAGACCTGGAGATTGTGGAGTTACAATACAGTTGCGAAGTTCTGTTCCTTGAACGGAAACATTTGTTGCCAATGTGATAGGATTATTTTCAACATAAGTTCCAGGGAAAATCTTAATTGTATCACCAGGTAATGCAAGTGCTGCTGCTGCTTTGATTGTTCTTTTTGCGTCACTTTCCACCAATCCAGTGTTTGTGTCACTGCCTTCAAAAGCAACGTAAATTGTTTTACCAATTGAAGTTTTAATTCCAACTTGAACTGTTCCTTTTCCAATTGCTTGAGAAGATGTTAAAGTAATACCAGTTCCTACCGTAAGTTGTGTTACAATACCAACTAAATTAATACCACTTCCAGAAAAGAAAGTTGCAGTAATAATTCCAGCAGAACTTAATTGACTTACAGTAGTAACACCAAGAGTTGTAATACCAGAAACTTGAAGACTAGAAGCAGTTATAAAACCTACTGTTGTAATACCAGAAACACGAATGTTAGTAGCAGTTATAAAACCTACTGTTGTAATACCAGGACCGACTTGAAGTTGTGTAACAGAAGCAATACCACCAATAACATTTACTGCTGTTGTAGCAGTTCCAGTAAGACCTCCTACAAAACCTCCAGTAGAAGTTATAATACCAGAAGTGTTTATATTAGCAGTTGTAGAGAACCCAAGAGCAGTTGTAGCAGTAGATGCTGTACCAGTAAGACCTCCTACAAAACCTCCAGTAGAAGTTATAATACCAGAAGTGTTTATATTAGCAGTTGTAGAGAACCCAAGAGCAGTAGTTGCTGTTGATGCTATACCTACAAGATTTCCACTAAATGTAGTTACAGTTAGGATACCTGTATTGATATTAATTTGATCTATAGTCGCAATACCAATATAAGCATTCGTAATTGAAGCAAAACCAACACTTGCAATACCAGAATTGATATTAATTTGATCTATAGTCGCAATACCAATATAAGCATTTGTGATTGAAGCAATTCCAATAGTTGCAATACCAGAATTGATATTAATTTCACCTACAGTAGCAACACCAATATAAGCATTTGTGATTGAAGCAACTCCAATAGTTGCTATTCCAGCATTAATTCTATCAATAGAAGTAATTTCAATTGCTCTAATATAATCAACAGTTAAACTTGAAATTCCGGCAGTATTAACATTCGTTAATGTAGTTGCCGTTAAAATTCCAATTCTTGCGTTTGGTGTAGAAATATTAGATGCTGTTAAAAATCCTACAGTAGAAGTTCCAGAAACTCTAATATTAGTTGCCGTTAAAAATCCTACAGTTGCAACTCCAATTGAAGCATTTGTGATTGTAGAAAAACCAATTAATGCTGTAGAAACTATAATATCACCGTCATTTGCATATAAATTTCCACCAACATATAAATCTCCACCAGTTGTTGTAATTCCACCAGAAGAGGCAAGAGTAGAAATTCCACTAATGTTTAAATTTGTTCCAGTAACATTACCACCAGAAAGATTTGTAGCGGTAGTTGCAGTTTCTGCATTACCAGAAATATCAACAGCATAAAGTCCTGGTGCTAAATCAAAAGAAGTAGCAGCAGAAGAAACATTAATATCATAAGTTCCAGACAATCTTTCTGGGTCTATAATACCAGCAACAATATTTGCCGCGTCGGTAAGATTTTCTGCGATAATGGATTTTCCATCAATATTAATAACATATTCCCCAGACAATCTTTCACTACTAATAAAACCAGAAGTTATATTTGCCGCATCAGTTAATATATTTGCACTATTTACATTAATTCCATAAAAACCAGACAATCTAGAAGAACTAATTGTCCCAGAAGTTATATTTGCAGCATTATTTAATGTGTCCGCACTCGTTGCATTTCCTTCTAAACTTCCAACAAACTTACTTGCAGTTATAGTTGTAGCACCAACAATACTACTATTTTGAAGATTTAAATTATCACCAGAAGCCAATTCCTCAATTTGTTTAGTTGTTGGATTGGCTATAAGTGGAAATCTGTCCGTCATTACTTATTGCAGGTACTTTTTTTCTTATAATATATAGGTTTCATTCTATAGTGCAAAATCAAACAGTTGCAACACCAACAGTAGAAGAAGATGTTTTCCCAGTATCAGGATTGAAATAATATGCTTGTGGTTCAAACTGTTTTAAATCTACTGCTCGCAATGCTGCAAGTTCTGTTTTAAGTTTATTAATCTCAACATCACCATAAACTCTTCCTTGAAGAATTGAAAATGCATGTCCTTCCATATTATCTCGAATACTTCTCAAGGCACTTGCTGATGCAATTAAACTATCAATCTTTGGAGTGTTTCTTGCAATAATCGCATCTCTACTTGTTTCCGCAGCAGTAATTGCAGTATTGAGTGGATTGCAAGTTCCAGCACTTGGATTTATCGAAGATATATTTGCATATCCAATACCAAAAGGAGTTGTAGTTCCAAAACTAACAACTGTATTTCCTTCTTGTGCGTATGAAGATGATGTAGATGCTGGAGGATATCCACCAATACCATAAGTAAAAGTACTTTTAATGGGCCAAGAATTGTTGCCTGGATAATATCTTGCAAAACTTGCACCACAAGGAGGTTCTGGATATGTTGCTCTTAAGTATCTTTCATTATCATTTAATTGTGCGTCTGTTTTATCCGCAAAACTAGAAGTCATCACCTCTTTCCACTGGAAAGGACCAACTGGACTTCCATTATTTACTCTTACTAACTTATGACCCAATCCAAGTGTATTATTTCCCATAATTCCAACGGTCACTGGGTCTATAGGATTATTAGAAAAATCAAATGTAGTTTCATCAGTTTGTGTAGTTCTTATACATGTAAAATTCGTATTAGTTGCTGCATCTATAGATGCACTACTCAAAATTACTGATGGAAATGTGGATAGAATACCAACCGTAAATGAACCATTTGTTGTACTACCAATTGCTGCGACACTTACAATTAAACTATTTGTAACTCCTGTTGTGCTTATAAATGCACCAGAACCAGGTCCATTCGCATCTGGATCCCAAACATCAGTTAATACAACAGTTGTGGTTCCAATACCAGCAACTGTTGTATTAAGTGCTAAAACACCAGAAAGAGATATTGTATCTCCAATATTAATATTGCCAGTAGTTCCGATTCCAGTATGTGCGATAATAGTAGAACCAGAACTAATTGTACCACCAAATTGCGTAGAAGTTCCTACAATTACTGTGGTTCCAAATCCAACAATCGAAGGTAAATTTGCAGAAGAAAATACGGTTGGATTATCTACATTATCAGTAATTGTATCACCAACTTGTAAATTTGATGTACCACCATTACTTAATATTGCTAAACTTGTGCTTCCTATACTAATAGTACCTAAAAATTCTTTAACAATATTTGCACCATAATCTTGATTTTGTGGTTTTCTGTAATACTTTGCTCCATAATAATTATAATCTTCACGAACGGAAGGATTTTTTAATACTGTATATGTTATGACTGTAAATTCACCAAATTCTGTTATGTAAGTTCTTCTGAACGTTTCTTCCCAATGTAAATCACTCTTACAACCAGCAGTAATTCTAGCATCATAAGCAGTTTTTACTGATGTGATTGCAACATTAATTTCATCAACAAGAGGGATAATTTCTTTATCAATATTTTGAATAAGAATATCAAATCGATCAATCTTAACATCCATAATTGTTAATTGATCTTTTAGCATCTCAACTTCTGCGAGTTTTCGGTCTAACTCTGTTTGTTGGTCCGCAATAATGGTTGCTGTAATTGAGGTGTCTTTATTTTCCTTTCCTATTCTTTGATCGTCTAATTGTCCTTGAAGAGCATTTACATTATTTGATGGGTTCTCATAATAATCTTGTGATTGCCCGATGGACGAAAAATATTGTGCGACTGTGGAATTAATCTGTTGTATTTCAGCAATATAATCTCTTTCATTAGCCATAATAATTAATTATATTTTTTCTTTATAGTAATAACATATTTATTGGATATTATCACCAGGATAAGTCTTATCTTCTTCTTGTTTTGGTTCTATTTCTAATTTTGAAACATCTTTTCTTTCTGCGTAAACAACATAACTACAATCAACTGGTCCCCCACAATTGTTTATAATTTTAATTCTAGTTCCCCATTCAATACTTTTTACATAAAGTTCCTGATGAAATGTATGTGGAGTTAGTGAGACAGTAATTGTTTCAGCATCTACCAAACCTTTCCAATACTCTGGTAATTCAATTACATTTGAATTTGCAAGTCTACCACGATAATATACACCAATTTCTGGACCTTCTAAACAAGTATGAATTAATCTATATCCAGATTTTGTGGGATGTGGAATATTAAATTGTTTAAATGGTGCGGCAACAGAAGTAAAATTACCTTGACCAGCTGTACAAGTGTTAAAAACACCTGAATCTGCTTTAATCAATGGAACAGTAGCAACTGCAGAGCAAACTTTTGGTCCGTGTGTAATTTGAACCGCAGAATTCGTCTTAAGACCAAAAATTGCTTTGAATGCTGCTTGAATTTCGGCACCAATCTTATTGGTAAATCCAAAAATATTTGATAATGCTAAATCGTTTATAGTTCCTGCGGTATTTGTAATACCAGCAAAATTTGACATTCCAGTTACTTCAAGAGAAACAGGAAGACCACCTGGTAATGGTGGTCCAATCATACAAGTTGCTCTCGCAACTCCAATCTGTGGAGTTAATCCAATATAACAAGGTCCATTTATAACTGCTGTTCCAGGGAGAAGTTTATCCCCAACAGCCAAAAAGGACATATCTAGTTGTCCTACAAGTAGTTTTTCCGCAACATTAGCAATAGTTAAATCAGACATAATTATTATCCCTCTGGTTTGTTTTCACAAATAGAATTAAAGAAGTTTTTAAATCTCTTAATCGCATCTAAAATTTGCCCCATTATTGAAGAATTATCTGTTTCAGCACCAGAACTTACATCTGGTGGTGTAGCACCGTGTATTGTAGTGCTACTTCCAGCAACACTAGCATTTTGAGCTGCAGCTAAAGTTATATTTGTTCCTTGTGTTGTTACGGTAGGAGCATTCGTAAGAATTTTTTTTGATGCTTGCATTGTGATTTCTCCTTCTACACCATCAACACCAACAAGACGAATGTTCTTTGCTTTGAGAGTTATAGTTCCATTCAATGCTTGAATGAGAATACTTCCATTTGTAGCATCAATAATTCTCGCAAATTCCTGTGGATTTTTAACCTTAAATCCAGATACTTCTTTCAATGTTCCATTAACAGCAAAATCACAATTTCCATTTTTATACATATTAATTCCTTGTTTAGTTGGTGTTGATAAACCCAACTCTATATCACCATTTGCAAAACTTTTAGTTCCAGCTTCAAATCTGTACCAATCTGTTTGCGTTACTTGTTGATTTTCGTTACATCCACTCATACACAATCCACCACCGATGTTACAATTCCAGTAATTGCTGCTTGATTTACTTGATCTTGATTGATCGTAGTATATGTTGGAGTAAATTTCATAATGGGAACAACATTTGCAGCAACTCCTGACCTGGTATTTATAGTTAATGTTGGTGTCCTATCAAATCCACAAATTGGATTTGTAAGTGGTTGAATACCAATAATCGCACCAGAACCAGGAGTTACTATTGGAGTATAAGTATTCTT